GTATGTTATCATTGTCCATGCAATCAGGTGAATTTTTTTCAAGTTCTCTTTGATTCTATTTTTTTGCCTTTAAAGTTAAATATAAATTTAACAATAGCTTAATATGGTTTTATCTCATCAATCACAGGCGATACTCAGCGCCATGGTTCTCGATATCGAGCGGAAGCTGAAAAGCACTCAAGTAGATTTTCCTCTCGGAAAAGTTATCCAGAACTCCCTACAGATCGAGCGTCCGCAGGTCGAAGAATTTGTTAATGAGCTGCGCGCAAAAGTCCTTTTTCAAGAAAACAATGAAAGCTGACTCCCAAATTCTTCAGGGTTTTGAGGCCTATGTGTCACTTGGCGTACGGACTGGCCGTTTGCAGCATGTCAAACTTGGCTTGATTCCGAATACCGAAGAAGCAGAAAAGAGCCTGAAGGCCTTATGCCTGGGCAAGCGGCAATGCGTGGCATTGTTTGGCGAATACAGTGAGCAGTCGGGAGAGGTGAGTGTGGATCTGGCGTTTTTTGCGGAATCGAAATGAAAGAGATCATCCTGGGCACCTATCGGGGATACCAACTGCGCGCGGTGTTTGACCGGCCGTTTGGTGAGTACACGTCGATCGCAGCCGCGAAAGAACTGATCGGCTTGCCGGAGGAGAGTAATGAACCTGCTTTTTTGGATCAGCAATGAATGAACTGAACATTGAGCGCGGCTATTACCATGAACGGAGCAAAAAGCCCGTGCGCCAATGGAATCGACTGCTCTTGCCGATGGCCTTGTGGCTGACGGTGGCGGCAGCGCTGATGGCAATGGTGGCCTATCGGGAAGTGAACCGGACCGCAGACGAGGTGCGCATGAATATGGCACTGGCAGCGAATGAGGCATATACCCTGTCCCACTGATTCTGGCCAAGCCAGAATGACGGGATTGACGATCTGAACCTTGACATCACCGGAGCAAAATAAGTCGGAGAACGCGTGGAGCGGTGGCGGAAGACAGACGCGGGGGTTGGGGGCAGGCAAATGTAGGAAGCATAACTGCCCCCGTAAATCCAACCTACAAATGCAATGGTGCAAGTCCCTTGCCCGCTCCGCCCGTTCTCTGACAACCTTTTTCTTTCACAAACACAAACATGGGTTCACTGAACCGCGCGCCCGATCCGCGCGTGGCGGCGCTTGCATGTGCTGTCGCATGGATCATCGTGATCTTTTCTTTTTAAACCAACATAAAAACCGCATACCTATTCCCCGAACCGGACAGCCGGCCGGGGCTGGCCCGTATGATGGCCTTGCTCGCTGGCGGTGAGCCGGAACGCTATGGCCGCATGCTGGCGGCATATCTTTCCCTTTTTCAAAACAAACATGAGCATGCTCAAAAAGGTACTGTGCCAGACCGCCAAATGGGCGTATTACGGCACGACCGACCAAAAGCGCATTGATGCCGGCCGCTTTCAATTAAGCCAGGCACGGGCGGCGCACGAACTGTATCGCGCCAAAGAACTGCCCGCCAGACTGGCCGCCAATGATCCGCGCCGGCCGGCCGCGAATGTACTGGCGTGGGAACAAAAAGACATGGCCGGCCTGAGCGCGAAAGACCGGACCTTTGCTCAGATTTTTGACCGCAAGATTTTTTAAACACCAACATGAAAAAACGCATACTCTTGGCGATATTGAGAACGCCGGTATATATCCTCATGCGCATCGCCGAAGGCACGCACACGGTTTGCTGTTGGCTGTGGCAGATGTTGGAGGAATCGCGCGACCTGGAGGCGGCGACTGTGACCGATCTTCAGCGCCAATATAACCTGAGCCGGTATAAAGCTTATGAGTTGTACCGGTCGATAAGAGAGAAACCGATCGAGATCTATGCCAATGGCACTCCCCTATCGGAGAGCCGGCCGACGAATCCGTTTGCTGTTAAGAATATACAGAACGCGCTTTAGAACTATATAGAACGCGCACGCGTTTGGCAGAACGAACGAAGAACGAATGCCGAACGAACGGCAGAACAAAAAAACAAACACCAACGGCAGCGATGCTTTTGGTGTTTTTTTTATCCCAAATTTTTTTGCTCCGGTGATTTTTTGATTCTGGTCAAGCCAGAATGACAAGCTTACTTTTTTCTTTTTTAGCCAAATCCATGGATCGTGATTACACAGACTTGCTTCAGGGAATCATTGCGGAACATTACTGGACTTACGATGCCAAATTCCTGAGGCTACAGGAAAAACTCCTCACCGGCGCGAAAATAATTACGAAGCGCTTTGGCGACACTACCGCGGTGGGAGTAGTGATTGTACTGGAAAACGGATACACGGTATTCGGTCAGGCCTCTTGCGTGGATCCGGACAAATTTAACATGGAAATCGGAGTCGAGTGGGCGCTTAAAGACGCACTCGTGGAGCTCGATCCGATTGTAGCGTGGCTCGTAAAAGATGGCTGGAAACCAGCTCAAAAGACAGCGGCGAAAGAATAAGGGGAAGGCTTTTTCTGCCCGCGACCGGAGATCGCGGGCGGGCTAAAGCTTTTTTCTGACATGACTGTACGATTGCACAAAAAACACCGGACATGGATCAGCGTGCGCCAAGGGCGTGGCTCGATCGAGGCGAAGATCATATCAGCGCATGCGGTGACCTGTCATGACTGCCTTGGTGAGATGTGGTGGGCAGCGCGAAAAGATAACCCGGAAAAGAAGTTTCCGGCGCACCGCGAAGTGAAGCACGAGGAAGGAGAAACGCGGGTGATCTGGTGGAACCATACGATCTTTTGCCCGGTGGCCGGCGTGCTGGCACGGGAGACAGGCAAACAGCCGATGCTTTGAATTTTTTATAACATCATGCAGAAATGCGATTGCAAAGAGACAGAGGCGGCCGATTCTTATACACCGGTTATTGAAGGCGATAATCTCGCTACAATGCACCTGACCGCGGCGCTGGAACTCCTTAAGGAGCGCGGCAATGAGTATGGCCCTGCCGGACATAGCATGCACCGTGCGGCTGTAATTTGCGAGGCGATGTGGGGTTTACGGTTGGAAGCACGCGATATCGCGCGGGTACTGTTTGCTCTAAAGATCGCCAGAGAAGATTGGAGGCACAAAGACGACAATGTACATGACGCGCTGGCGTATCTGGCGATCATCGGGTCTTTATCTGAAGAAAAATGACCAAGACCGAACTCCTCGCCGAACTCGTTGATTGTTCTCTCGCCAAAAAAGCGCTCATCGCCGACAACAAGCGGCTGACTGAGGAATTAGAAGCCGCCAAACGCCAAGGGGCGATTGAGGCAATCGAGACAGCGTTAAAAGACATCACAGAAGACATGGACAACGAGACTATCGGGCAGATGTTGATTTTCAAGCTTAAAGCCCTCAAAGCCGAAGCCGATTTCTATAACCCCCCCAAAAAATGACTGACAGGAAAGCAATAAAGAGTCTTTTCGGCGGGCATTGTGCCTATTGCGGCGAGGAACTGGGTGACAGCTTCGAGATAGACCACATCGTACCCATCCGGCGTGGCTGTGATGTGCCGTACGCAGGGGTAGACAGCGCCGAGAACTGCTACCCAGCCTGCCGATCTTGTAACCGATCTAAAAAGTGCTACGGTCTGGAAGTGTGGCGGAAGGTGATTGCGGGAAAGCTCAACGAACTGAACCGCGACAGCGCAGCATACCGAACGGCAAAGCGCTACGGCTTGGTGCAGGAGACTGGTGCAGTAGTAGTCTTTTATTTTGAGCGATTTATTTTTAACTCCCCACAATGATTACCCGTTCTAACTGCTGCCAAGCATCGATGCATACCGTCAATGGCGAATGGGAATGCGCCCAGTGCGGCAAGCCGTGCGACCCCGTAAGAGAGCTGAATGAAGCACTCGGGCGTCTAATGCCGGAGTTCGAAGAAGATAATAGATACATGCGCGCCCATGAGTATCCGGGCATTGGTGAAGAAAGATTCAAAAGACTTCTCGATACGGTCGAGAACATGAGACGCGAAGCTATGGAAGAAGGCGCACGGCTGGCGCTGGAACATGCAGTCCATATTTGGGATTCCGACCACGAACCGATAGCGCCCCCGATGGACTTAAAAACGCTCGTTAAACGCATGATATATAACCGCGACTACGGATTCCCCGTGAGCGAATGATTCACCAAGTCTTTTTCTTTTTTCAATCTTAAATGGCAAAGTCCATCACCATCGACGGCGTGGAGTATATCCCCGCCTCAGAAGCCGCACAAGCGGCACAGCCGAATAAAGACGGCTTAGAATACTGCATTATCCGCACCTACTCCGCCGGAGTATGGGCAGGATACATCGACACGAAGTCGAAGGACGCCTGTCAAGAGGTCTATGACGCCCGCCGGCTCTGGCGCTGGTGGTCGGACTTCACCCTTTCCGCCCTCGCTCTCAGGGGCGCAAAAAAAGGCAAGGAAGGCGAAAACAAGTATGCGGTCGCAGTCCCCCGCGTCATCCTCAAAGAGATTATCGAAGTCATTCCGTGCAGCGATAAGGCAGCCGCCTTCATTCAATCTCACCCCGAATACCATGAAGACTGATTACGGCTACGGCTACGGCTCCGGCGACGGCTACGGCTACGGCTACGGCGACGGCAACGGCTACGGCGACGGCAACGGCTACGGCGACGGCAACGGCTACGGCTACGGCTCCGGCGACGGCTCCGGCGACGGCTCCGGCGACGGCTACGGCTCCGGCAACGGCTCCGGCAACGGCTCCGGCAACGGCTACGGCTACGGCGACGGCGACGGCTACGGCTACGGCTCCGGCGACGGCGACGGCGACGGCGACGGCGACGGCGAATAGCCGACCCCTTCCCGCCTGCTTCCCGAGTTCTCGGGAGGCACGGGGAAGCGGTCAGCCGCCCTCATTTTTTTCCTCTTTCCCCCTCCCATGACTGACTACACCCCGCCTGAGCGCGTGTATCTTTGGTCTGGCGAAGACAAACCGACCGATGCGACAGACTACTTTGTGTGTGATGAGCGCACAGATGACACCAGTACCGAGTACATCCGCGCCGATCTCGTGGAAGCCGCCAAGCAAGCCGAATTTCTCCGCATCAAAGTTGAAGCGGAAGCGTATGCGAAGTGTTTCCCTTTAGATCGTTATGACTTAACTGTGTTTATGTCCAGATTCTTTGCCGCCCTTGAGCGCGGCGAAACCTTTCTTTCTCCCAAAAACGATGAGTGACACCATCTATTCCTGCAAACACTGCAAAGAGACTGTCCCTAAGTGGTCTGCCCAAAACCACGATGCGATTTGTCGTGCGGCTCGTGCTTACGAGAGGGGAAAGAGGGAAGGGGCGATTGAGGTTTTGGAGAAGTTAGGGGAAGGCAAAGAATTTATCGGAAGTGCTATATACGGCGAATGGTATGTGCCGGTCGATAAAATAAACGAACAGCTCGCCGCCCTCAAAGCCGATGCCTGCTGATTTTTTTTTTAATTTTTAATTCCTATGGCCAAGACAGCGATAAAAGCGAAGCTGACCAAGCTGAGCATCAATTCCGACGACAAGATGGACTCTATACAATTTCGCCTGGACGAAGATGGAATGGAGAAGTATGGGGCTTCACTGCTACTAGTGCGGCGATTCGATGAGATCAAGATTCGAATCATAAACAATCAAGGGAACCTTTCGGATACTGGAGAAGTACAATTTCTTGATCTGGAAACGCAAGCGATGAATATCAGCATCTCGATCTGTGTGACCGATAAAGGATTCATATGCACGATGACGATATCGACCGAAGACCGGGAGTTGTGCGGCAAATTACTGGCGCACAATGCTCGCAATCAGGAGTTGGATCTGAAATTTGAAGATGGAAAGAATCCGTTTTTACCGAATTAATTTTTTTTTATTAATAATTCAATGTCAGGATTACAAGATCTGCCGGAAGCAAAACAGCCGGCACAATGTGATGTCGCAGCCGGCGAGCTATGCGGAGCGCTTCTTATTCGATATGTCCCGTATGGGCAAAAACTGGATCAGGATTACCGCTGTAGCCGGTGCGGGGTATATGTGAGCCAGTTTGCCGCTGAAAGCAAAGTCGGCAAGGAATGGGCACAATTTAAAGCAGATAGGGCGAAGGCCTTGGAGCAAGAGAGGCAGAAAAAAGAGGAAGATCGGCTTGAACGGTTGGAGGCATTATCAAAAGAAAAGAAGCCGCGCGAGGTGCCAAATGTACCAAGACGGATCCGTGAATTGCAGCGCAAGCGGGCTGAGATGAGCGACGAGCAGTGGAATGACAAAAAAAAGCTTTGGCGTAAAGAGATGAAACGGGCGCTGCGGTTTGGGCGAAGATTGGCTGTAGCGAGGGCGCGATGAGCGAACCCACTATATTGCAAATACGGACGGCAGATGAAGCACTGGAAAACGCTTTGCAGGAAACGAATTCGCCTGAAACCGCGAAATTAATAAAGATGATCCAGAACCTAAAATCAGGCAAAGCAAGATATGCGGCCGTGGAAATCATAAAATTACTCTTCTCTCATGACTGACCAGATCATCACACTGCCGGCCGGACCGGGCGTGAATTACGCCGAAGGTGGTGAGGCGTTGCCGCCTGAAGTCGTGCGCGCCAATCTGGTGTATGATCGGCGCTTGCAGTTGTGGCTTCGGTTGTCACGCCAGCGGCGTAAGGTGGACATCAATTACTTTTTGTGTACTTTTGGATATGGAAGCGAGAAGCGCTTTAAAGAAAGTTTGTGGTGGGAAGCCCTGAACGCGGAGATCGACGCGGGGAATATCTTGCAGGACGACGACGCAGTGCGTGGCGAGGTGTTTTGGGTGGGGCATTCTTTTAGCCGCAAATAATAATGGCCAGACCGCTGAAAAATTCGGCTGATTGGTTCCCACATGATGCGAAACCGACGACGAAGGAACGCGATATTATCGAATATCTGTGCTCGAATTTTGGCCAAGATAGGGGCTATGCCTGGTATTTCCGCATGAAGGAGTATTTGTGTGGGAAAGAGAATTACCAGATCGAGAATTTCACCCGCCTCAAAAAAGACCGGCTTGCCCGGACTTTTGGCATGCCGGAAAAAATATTTGCGGCGATCTGCGCGGCATCAATCGAGGTCGGCGGACACGAGGAAAAAAACGGGGCGTTTTACTCTCCTTGGCTTAATCAAGCGCTAGAACCGCTTAATAACAAGCGCGAAAAAGACCGTGCCCGGGTAAAATGTAAACGAGTTATCGCAGCGACAACTGGGGTTTCCTCTCTATATAGTAGTAATAGTAATAATATATCTATAAGGAATACTAAAAGAGAAGTCGCAGATTTAATCAACGAAACGGATATTCCGCAGAGCCAAGCGGAAAACAGGATTGTCGCAGCGAAAACCAAACAACCAAAACGGCAAAGGAAAGCCAAAATAAGAGTTGTCGCAGCGAAAACCGGAGAATATGAAGAACTGGCACGGCGGATCTTTGATGGGATATGCGCGAACAATGAGGTGTATCGCCGGATCTGGACACTGCCAGACGGCGAGCCGAATAATAAAGCGCGCGAGAAGTGGGGCAAGTGGGTGCCGGATATCCGGCTTTTAATCGAGAAAGATGGTGTGCCGGCTGACGCGGTGCACTTTATTTTGGCGTGGATCTTTGGTGGCGAGGTGCGCCTGAATGACGGCAGCACCCGCGTACTGGAGCCGTGGGTGGGCGAACGCGGTTTTAATTGGCATGAGAACATACAAAGCGGCCGCAAATTGCGCGAGAAGTTTCCGCAGCTGGTGGCCGCAGCAAAGCGATCGATGACGCAGCAGCCCGCGATGAAGGGAAAACCTTCCTATTCCACAAAAATTTATGAATACTAAATCCAAGTTTTATATCCGGCTCCACAAGGACAAGGGAGAGGACATAGAGGTGCCGGAGAGTGCATTTCGGGATTTCATGAATAACGAGTTGCCAGAGCAGACAATGGTGCGCTGGCGCAATAAGAAGGGCGAGATCCAGGGTATGAAGAAATCGGCAGTAGCAGGCGTGTACGAACAAAAAAGAGAGATCTATCCGGAATTGCCGGAATGGGAACGCGATGAGGGTATGGAAGCAAGGGCAGCGCGCATGGTGCAGGTGGAGGAGATGCGCCGGAAAGTGGCGCAGAAATTAGGGGTACGTTGACCGGACATAGAACGACATGTGCTGCTCGCTTTTGCTGCTGTTGGGGGGTTGACAATAATTCTTTACGGGATTATTTTTAGCGCATGACAGGAAAACCGCGAAAGGCCGGCAAAAATAACCGCTCAGGGGAAGGCGGGGGCCGCCCGAAAAAGCTGCTGTGCGTCGAGATATTAGATAGGCTGGCAGTGATCCTGAAAGACGAAGCGAATGCCATCATGTGCACGGACAATGACCTTTTGGTTTTACTCAACAAAGACCAGCCCAAGGAGCGGCAGATCAGCAAGGCCACGCTGGAAAACTGGAAACGGGGAAACTATGGCCATTGGGATGATACGAAGCCCGACCTTTGGGGGATGACGGAAGCCGATTTTTACGCGAGGTTTTTAGGGCTTATCGAGGAATCATTAGTACAAATGAAAGCTCAGCTATTCAAAAAAATCAAGACGGACAAAAAGGCATGGCAGCGGTGGACATGGATTATCGAACGCAAATTTAAAGATTGGAACTTGAAACAGGTGTCGGAGGTGGATATGCGCGTTGGTTCGCTGGCGGACGAGCTTGAAAAGGTGAACGAATATGCCGGCAGCTAAGTGCGAGATCACCGATCGAGCAATACTGGCTGAGTGGGTAAAAAGCCCTCGTGCCTTTATCCGCGATGTGTGGGGGCTTACTCCGCAGCCGCCCAAACCGGAATTTGCTGCGGCGGTTTTGACCGCCCGACCGGAAGAGTACCGGCCGGAGTGGTTTGGCGACAAAAATCTAATCACGGGCGAGTGGGATTGGTTCGAATTCAAGAAAGGCAAACACCTCACTTGGATGCAGAGCTCGATCATTCTGGCGGTGGAAAATGCGATCAACGGCAAAGGCAAAAGACGCATTACAGTACGCTCAGGGCACGGGATCGGCAAATCAGCGGCATTCGCGATGCTGATCCATTGGGCGCTGTTTTGCCATGCGCATGCACAGATCCCATGCACTTCGCCGACCCGGGAACAGATGTACGATATTCTCTGGAAAGAGCTGGATGTGTGGCACAGTCGCATGAGACTGGCCTATGTGAAAGACCGTATCGAGGTGACGGCAGACCGGGTGCAGATCAAGGAATCACCTAAGACATGGTTTGCCAGGGCGCGTACCGGCAACAAGGAGAATCCCGAAGCACTCGCCGGCGTGCATGGCGATTTCGTGATGTCGGTGGCGGATGAAGCATCGGGCGTGTTCGACAAGGTGTTCGAGGTTGGTGAGGGCGCGTTTACCGGTCCATTGTGGCTGCAATTGTTGATCTCGAATCCGACGCGGCTAAACGGCTACTTTTACCAATCGCATACGAGTGATGATGATTTTGTGCGACTGGCGTTTTCTTCCCTCGATTCTCCAATAGTTGACCGGGCGTTTGTGGAGAGAATCGCCGGCAAATACGGCGAATCATCGGATGAATTCCGGGTGCGGGTGAGGGGGGAATTTCCCAAAGAAGACGCAGTGGATGCAGACGATTATGCGGCGCTCTTTCTTGATTCGGATCTCCGCATAACGCGGGCGGTCGAATTCGTCGGAGAAAGGCGCATGGGCATCGACCCGGCCGGCGAGGGCAGCGACCTGACGAGCTGGGTGATCCGCGACCGGTTCCGCGCCGAGGCCGTGCACAAAGAGCAGGTGTCAGACGGAAAAAGCATTGCGCGGGCAACGCTGACGCTGATGGAGCGATATGGAATTAGAGCACAAAATATCGACCTGGATAATTTTGGCGTGGGCGCGGACGCGTTGCAAGAACTGGCGCTGGCCGGCGTGCGGGTGAACGGCCGCAATGTCGGCGACCATTTGCCGGCTGGTAGTGCAGATGCGGGCAGATTTTTAAATAAACGGGCACAGATGTATTGGCGGGTAAGGGATTGGCTGAGAAGTGGGGGCGAACTGAGTGAGGGGGTGGACTGGGTGACCGAAGGGAAGGCAATCCGCTTTCGCCGGGAGCTGTCGGGAAAAATACAAATCATGCCCAAGCGGATCATGAAGAAGAAGGGGCTCAAATCGCCGAACCACATGGACGCGCTGATGCTGACTTTTTGGGAGGAAGAGGCGGATTGGGGACAGGGAGAAGAGGCGCTGGGCGACTGGACACCGGCGCCGGTGGACATGACCGCCGGTTTTTAGGTTTTTGTTGACGATAATTATTTACGGAAGTATGCTATTGCTGTTTTAATTCCAAAGCAATGTTTGAGGATGTCCGCGAGATTAGACCGATGGGCGTTGGCGAGAAGCCCAAAGAATGGGAGAAATGGGCAGCGCGACTGAAAAAAAGCAATGACAAGCTAATGGAACCGAAGCGGGGGAGAATGCGGGAAATCGCGGAGCAATGGAAACAGCAGTTTGAGACGCGCAAAAGCAAACCGAATCGGTATCACAGCGGCTCGATGATGTTCGAAGTGTTATGGCGGGCGGGCGCAAAGATCAAACTCCTGGAGAGTGAAGTGCATTTGACCGGAGCGCCGAGCCTGTACGGCAAGATCGTGTCGGCGTATCTAGACCATGCCAAGCGTATGAGCGGGCTGGAGGAAGCGTATACCGGAGAATTTGGCGTGAAACGGCAAAAACTGAAATACGGCAACGGGGTATTGGAAGCGGCTGTGAGCGAAGAGGAGACCGGGTGGCCGACACGCTTTTTGGCGTCGTCGCTGATGGATGAGTATTTTGACCCAGAGGCCGTCGTGATGCATGCCGTGGGCGATCCGCGTGATTGCCGATGGCGGGCAAAGCGTTATCGTTACGAAGCCGAACGCTTTTTTGAAGAATTTCCCGATATGACGGGGAAAGTAGAAGTTGGCATTTTACCACTGGCGGCCATAGGGGCGCGGAAGGATTCAGAAAAAGTCGTGGAGTTGATGCGCTGCCAGGACAAGATCAGCGAAGAAGAGATCTGGTTTGCAGGGAGCAACGCACAGATTATTACCAGATATGAAGGTGAGGGATATTTACACCGAGATCTGCAAGGGCGGTCGATGCTGCCGGTGTTTTTGTTCGGGTGTTTTCCGGAAGATGAGATGCTTTTTGACTGGGGGATGGGAGAGCTGTTTTGGGATCTGCACGAGATCAGCCGTGATATCATGAATCGCGGGACTCACGCGCTCTATCGCAATCTTTCGCCGATCGCCTTTGTGGCGGCTAAAAAAGAAAACGGGCAGACCTTACAAAAAAAAATGTTTGACGCACTCAAGGTCGCGGCCGGTGGCGGTGAGGCGGTGGTGCAGGTTGATGTCGATGGCAATGGCAACCCTACGATCATGCCGCTCAAGAACCTCGTGGGAGCAGAACTGACTTCGGAATTCGAGCGGATCAATCGCGAATTGATCCAAAAAGCCAAGCGCATCGGCATCGATGTCGATGATGTGGCGGTGGTCACCGGTCAGACCGCGACCGAAAGCCAAAGGCGGGAACAGGCCGGCAATGCCTTTACCCTGCAAATGGAAGAGGGGAATATGCCGGAGATCCGCCGCGCGTATGAGAAGCTACTAACAGACCAAAAACAGCGCGACGAGCAGGATGATACGCCGATCAAGGTGGACTTTGATCTTACCGAGCAGGATATCAAGGAGTTGGGGTACATCGGGGGCAGAGCAGCGGTGGCGTTGCGCACTCCCACTTTGGGCGGGGTTACCGCGATTCTCAAGAAGTTTCCGGCAGAAGTGATCGTACACGGAAGAACCGGCGCACATGCTGACCGGATCGCGGAGCTGGAGAGAGCCAAAGAGAATATCGAAGCGATCGCGGAGATGGCCCCGGGCAGCAAAGCGCATAAACAGGAACTGATGCGCCGGGTACGCCTGAATGGAGGCAACTATGATGAAAGCGATTTTGAGGTACCGCAGGCACCTCAGCCGATGGCGGCATGAAATTGCCAGCGGCTTTCGAGGCGGTGCGGGCGATGCTGTTTCGCGAGAAGCGCGAAGGCCAGGGATGCCTTGCGCTCTTGGGAAGCGAAGACCGACGGGAACAATACAGCCGGCTGGCCGAGGAGGGAGCTCTTGAAGAAGTCATTGAGCTTTTAACTTTTCGCAAAGTGCGGGAAGGGGATACTGAACCACTCAGTTTGACGGAATTTCTTGTGTTTATAGCGGAATGCCAGGCAGAGATCATCAATGAGGAGCGGAGCCGAAAAGCAAAGTCAGCTGGAGCGAGCTTTGAATTAGACAAGAGCGATTTTTAAGAGCGGGCCATAAAATATTGTTGACAATAATTATTTACGAGTATATCTTTTGGCCAATGGCCGATTTTGGCTCATTGATTCTTTCCTCTTTTTTTATTTTTTATGACGGACAACCGGTTTGACCCCGCCGCCGATGAAATCGCCAGCAGATTCATTGCTCAGCCCGAGGCTGACGATGCTGATGACGGTACATCCGGGCTTGAGGACAAAACCGGCCGAGTCACCGACATCACTTCTGACATCGCGGGAGATAAAAACCCGAATGAACAGGAGAATGAACGGGCGACGGTCGATCTTGCAGATATCGATACGCTCTATGCCGGTGATTCTGAAGTTGTCCCGACAGGGAAAGCCGAGGAAAGCCCGAACGCAGCCGCCGAAAAGGCGGAGAATTTGCGCATGCGGAGCGCAACAATCGATTCTCAGGTCAAGGTGATCGTGGAAAAGCTGAATGCCGGAGAAGATCTGGCGGAAGCTCTCGACACGATCCCCAAAAACCTGCAATGGACTCGCGATGAGGTGGTTAAGCGCCTTAGTCCGGAAGTTGCCGATATAAAACAATCGGGGCTGACGGTCGAACAGGTAAAGGAGATCGCCCGCGAGGCCGTGCTGGCAGACCGCAGAGAGCAAGAGAAATCAAAACTCGCGTCTGAATTAAAAACACTCGCCATGAGCGTACCGGCCAATAAATTGCCGGCGTTTTTGGCGACGGCAAAGGCTTTGCCCGCTTCGATGCGGGGATTGCCGCCGCAGGAATTCTTTGATTACGCCTGTTATAAGGCAGGCATCACCTTAACTGCCCAGACTAAGGCAGCATCTCCGAAAATGCCACCGCGAGGCATGGTCACCGGGGATGCTGGTAAGGGTGTGGAGGGCATGAGTGATGATGAATTCCTGGAGTATGGCGACCGGTTGGCGAAAGCCGCCTGATCGCTAAAAAAAGCGGGAAGAGTCAGGAAAGATTTTTCTTTTTTGAACTCTAACCATGTCGAATAATTTAGATGCTTTTTCCCCGGAATACTGGTCACGCCGCTCGCAGGTGGTTTTGCGGCGCACGCTGGTTTCCAAGGGAATCACGAATAATGAAGAGCGTGCCGCCCTAAAAGAAGGCACCAAGGTACACCGCCCGCGCTATGATGTCGGCGATGTGCAGGATTACACAAAGAATGTCGGTATTGCCGCCTATGAAGACGCGACCGCAGTCGATGAATACCTGACGATCGACAAGGCCAAGGCCTTGCCGGTGTTTATCGATAAGATCGACAACATTCAGAATAAGTATAAAGCCGCGAATACATTAATCGACCGCGCCACAGAAAAGGTAAAAAGCGCGATCGATGCCGATGTCTTTAACCTCTTTGATCAGGCATTCGATACGCTGGACGATGGCGATGTGGGCGGCACGGCGGGCAACCCCGTGGCGGCTTCGGCCACCAATATCGCTTCGATCGTAGCCAACGCCAAGGCCAAACTGCGGGGCAATGATGTGGAAGAAGACAAAGGCGTCTTTTGTGTGCTGGGCCCTGACGATCTCGCGATCTTCGAAATTTATCTGGCCGGTGCCGGATTCCGGACTGCCGATGAGATGATCAACAACAACCGCAAGTATACGAATGGCTTTGTCGGAAAGTTCTTCTCGACTTACTTCTATACTTCGAACAACCTCACCTTTACGGCGAAGCTGGCGATCGGGACCAACCCGACTGCCGATGAGACCGTTTCGGTGAATGGCGTGGATTTTAAGTTCGTGGCCTCACCCAGCGCGGCCGGTGATGTGGATTTGGGCGCAAATGCCACCGCATCGATTACCAATCTGGTTGCCGCGATTAATGCTGGCAGTGGTGCTGGCACGGCATATATCGAAGTGAGCGCGGCCGATCGCAAGAAGTTGAAGAATATCGCCGCAACGGCGATCACGGGCGGATTGACGATCGAAGGCAAGGGCTTTACCAATGTCGTACTGGCGGAAACGCTTTCGGCGAGTGGTGATGCCTGGAGCAACAAAACGACTCACTCGATCTTGGGGCAATTCGGTTGTATCGATCAGGTATTGCAGGAGGAAATGGATGTCGAGATTATCAAAAACCCGATCAACCCCGCGACCGGCAAGCAATTGCTTGGCCAAAGCTTCACACCTTTTGCACTTTACGGACAGAAGGTATTCAACGAAGGAGCACAAAGGATGCTCGATCTGCAGTTTAAGCGCGCGTAAGCACTTGGGAGCTGGATTAACAGCCGGTTCCCTTCTTTCATATTTCATCAATACCATGGCGAGAATTCGCATGATCAATACCGGACGGGAAATGGATGTGCCCGATGCCAAGGCTAAATACCTTGTGGAAAATAACACGGCCATTCTCATTGAAGTAAAAGCTGAAGACGCGGCAAAGGGCGATAAAAAATAGGGTATTCCTGAGATACCAGTATCTGCTGGCCTGATGTGGTGACAGGCCGGCGGGAGAGTGAGATCTGAGGACACGCAAAAACTAACACAAACAGCGCGCATTTTCTGTTTTTGCCTTGCTATGCACGATAAGGTCAAACGCCATCTCATCTCCGCAGCGGTTACCTTCATCGCCGCTTTCTCCTTCGTGCTGTTGGGCTTCCTCGCCAATATCGAAAAGCTCGAAGATCTTTCGGCCTGGGGGGTCGTGCTTTCGGCAGCGACTTTGGCAGGGATTCGGGCTTTTGCGAAATGGGCGCTGGAGGTGTTTTTTGTTTTACCCCGTTGAAAATGCACCAAGAAGCCGAACAGACAGTACGGGCGATTGCGATCGCAGGGTGTTCAGGACTTATCAATTATATGTACCTGATCGCCAAGGGAGAGCGGCAGTTCTCGGTTTTGATGATGATAATCCAGCTGGCGATCTCCGGCTGGGTGGGGTGGTTCACGGGTGTATCGCTTGATCCGGCATTCCATCTTGGATTCCTACCCCGTGACGCGATTATCGGTATGGCAGGACTTACGAGCTTGCCGGTAATGGAGTTGATATCGACAAAGGGGAAGTTGATCGTTCAGATCCTATTCAATGGCAAATGACCACTTCACGCGAAATAGCGGCGATCTCGGAAACCGCCTTTGCGGTTATGGAAAAGAATGGCATCGAAGAAGGGCGATTGCATGCGATCGTGGCCGAACTGACACATGAGATCCGCATGGCCCTTGCATCGGCCAAGTATGAATCAATTACCCCAGACTGATGACCAAACCTGACCCCAACCGCTGGTACCCCGAAGGCGAAAGCTCGACCGGCGAGTGGCTGACTGCTGCCGCCTTTTGTGTCTTCATCATCGTCTACATCTTCCTTTCCTGTATATTCCTCTATGCCTGACGAAATCGAGATCGGCGGCGTGCTGCCGGAAATTCCCGACGAGCGAGACTGGCTCGCCGGTGATGTGTCAGATTTTTTGGATACACCGCTAAGCGCGTTACCGGAATCCATCCGCTTCAATCCGCTGAGTGCTGATCTCGCCTCGCAGGGCAAGACGGTGCAATGCACGGCGCACAGCGCGACGAATGCGCTGGAGGCCACTTATTTTGTGGTGACAGGCGTGGCGGTGAGGATCGATGCGGCCGACCAGTGGCGGTACCAGACCGAAGTCTTCCCCAAAACCGCGAATCAGCATGGCGACCAGCTTGCTTCGGCGATGCGGGCGATAAAACACCGGTCAGACGCGGAAGGGGGTGTGCCGGCCGTGGAGAGCAATAGCGGCCGCAAGATCCGCATTCGTGTAGCGGGATACGCGAAGATTCCCCTGAACTTTGATGACTTTTGCCGGGCGCAGAATGCCGGCCATGCGGTCGTTGTTTCGGCCAAAGTATTGCGGCCGAAGGCGGGCGGCAAGTCGAACTTTGCGCTGGCGCGGGATACCGGCTGGCTGTCATTCCCGCAAGACTGGGCAGATACCGGCGGGCACGCCTTTTGCCACCTGATCGGCTATGACCGCAAGGAGCGCTATGGCGTGATCGGGCAATCGTATGGCGAAGGCTATGGGTTTTGGGGGAATGGTACTTTGCGGATAAGACCCGAAGAAATTGCACGGCTGAATCCCTCGGCGTATGTGATCTTTATTGATGACAAGGCTGGGAAACGGCGGGAGATTATGATGCAGATCGCCATGTGCAAGCGTGTTTGGCTGACCGCGGATAAGTACCTCAAACAGAATCCGGAGATCGCGCGGGAAGTCGCGAGTATCCAGCGCGACGCGCATGCGGCGCGGGTAAAGCTGAGTGCATTACTTTGATTTTTTATTTTTTAAATCTTTATGTCGAAAATTGAAGTCGTGCCGGCTGACCGGCGCTTTAATCAGACCAAAACGGTGATCCACAAAGAATGTGCGCCACTGGTCGAAGAATTGGGCGAGGAGGTCGCCGAACGCTTGCAAGAGATTGCGAGCACTCGCGGCAAAGACGCGAACGGCCAAAAAGCACGGGTACGGCTTGCGGAAGAATACATCGCCGGCTTGCCGCAGGAGCAGCGGCAGACAGCCGGCACGCTGTATGGCATGTATCGGCGCGCTTGGCGGGGGCTGTTTTCCCGTTTTGGCAAGCTCTACTACATCGACGAGGACGGCAATGAAACCCGCACGGCTGATCTGATCGCAGCACAACCGGAAAGTGAACGCGGGAAACCGATTGTCCTCCCAAAAACCGCCAAGGCGGCCTGAGTGCTTTTTCTTTTTAGCCTAAACTACCATGTCAGTCTACAACAATCTCAAAGAACTGCTCTTACTTCGCACCTTTAGCGGCGCGACCGTTAAGATGATCCTCCTGGCTTCGGGGTATACATTCAATGCCGACACTCATGCCGGCTATGCCGATATCTCAGCCAGTGAGCATGCCAATGGCAATGGCTATACGACCGGCGGAAAGGCGCTGTCTAATCTGGTGATATCGCAAGATAACACCGACGATGAAGGGGTACTCGACTGTGATGACCCGGTGTGGACAGGGGCGACGATCAGCGCGTATGGCGCGGCCTGCTATATCGATTCGGAAACAACGCCGGTGGCAGATCCGCTGATCAATCACCAAGCGTTTTCCGGAGCGCCGATCACTTCGACAAACGCGAACTTTACCGTGCAGATCGCGGCGGAGGGACTCTTAAACCTGAACTAAGAGCATGGCGATTTCACTTGTCCAGACGGCGAAAAAAAACGGCGGCAACTATGTCACCAGTACAACACTGAGCTTTGCGAGTAATGTAGCAGCGGGCAGTTTGATCGTGCTGTTTATTGGAAGCGGTGCCGATGCTGGCAGTGCAATCGCTTCGGTGACGGATAACCGGGGGAATACATATAGTAAGATCCAAGACGGCACCAACGGGGTGAAAGGTGAGATGTGGTACGCCAAAAACGCAGCAGCGGGGGCGACCACGATTACAATCTCGTTTACATCGAATTACCACGACATTAGTGTGATCGCGCGGGAATATAGTGGTATTGACACGACGGCCCCACTCGATAAGCAGCAGGAGGCGAATGATAGCGATTGGCTACAATCGCATTCTTCGGGTGCAACGCCAACCACGAGTCAGGCCGATGAGTTAGTTTTGGGGGCATATGTTGGCGATGCCAATTCGACTTATACGGCCGGCAGTGGCTATGGGAATCTGACCAGCCAGAATGGCTATGACGCATGGACATCGATTGCGATGGAAGACAAGACTGTATCGGCGACGGGGGCACAAACCGCCACTTTTGGTTCAGCCGAATGGCTGAAGGGATATTGTTGTGCCGCTACTTTTAAGGCTTCGGCTGGCGGCACGCCCGCGACGGTGGCAATAGCGGCAGACAGCATCACCCTGAGTGACCCCGGCATGACCGCAACCGGGCAGGCGAGCAAGGCGCTGACCGCAGACAGTGTGACGATAACGGATCCGGCAGTAACGGCGACTGGTCAGGCAACAACGACGATCGGCGCGGACTCGGTGACGGTGAGCGACCCCACGATGAGCGCGGTGGCGGAGGTGATTACCGCGATTGGTGCTGACAGTGTGAGTGTGAGTGATCCGGCAATGAGCGCCAATGGGGCGGCGGTAGCGATGATGGGCGGCGATAGCGTGAGTCTGAGTGATGGAACAATGACGGTGAGCGCGCCAGCGAATGCGTCCGTGGCGGTGGATAGCGTGAGCGTGACCGATCCGGCAGTGTCGGTAACGGGCGCGGCGGTGGTGAGCCTGGGGGTGAATACAATTGCAGCGATCGATCCGGCGGTCAGCGCAAGCGGGGCCGCCTTGACCGCGATGGCGGCTGATGAAGTGAACATGACTGACCCGACGATGACGACGCGGGTGGACTCACCCGGAGTAGTGGAGCTGGGAACGGACAGCATCATCGTGACCGCGCCGGTCTTGTCGGCGATCGGGGAAGCGCTGACGGCGATACTCGCCGATAGCGTGACCGTGACCGATAATGCCGTAAACCCGCGGGGCGAAGCACGAGCGGAGATGGCCGGCGACAGCATTACCGTGAGTGATCCGCTGCTGGGGTGGATCAATAGCGCGGTGGCGATGATCGATTGTGACAGCATTACTGTGAGTGATCCGGTATGGAGCGTGATCTATACGATGCGGGGCAAGGTGTTTTTTGCGTCAAAACGGAAAAACGGGCTGTTCGCGTCCGGCAGTCAGCCGGCAACATTCGCCAGCGAGCCGGCGGCAGCGGATACGCGGGTGCGGAGTTTTGGCAGCAGGGAGCGAAAAACAAACTTTTCGGCAAAAGCGAAAACTTCCTCTTTTAAATCGTGATGAGTGATTTTACTTACCGCAAGCAACCGAGTGAGACCACTGAGGTGATATCACTGGACTTGAGTGCTAGGATCCCAGACGGGGAAACCATCGCGAGTTATGCGGTGAGTGCCCGCGATGGAGGCAATACAGACAAAACCACAGAAATCATTAAAGATTCGCAAATTCAGGGAAAAAGCGTTCTCATGCAGCTGTGGCATGGTGTAAATGGGGAAAATTATAATATCCAAATCTTGGCAACTCTCACTGGGGGTGCAGTCATCGAGGAGGATATCACGCTGATCGTGCGGGATACCGTTGGCGGAAAAGGCCTTTTGCCGTCAGAAATCAGGGTGCAGTTTGAAGATGCGATTGATGACGAAATCGAGGATATAAAATTCAACAGGTGGATCAACCATCTCTGTGACTACCTGTATCGGCGGATTCTCAAGGTGGATCCGTTGAGATTCGTACAGATTGCCCGGTGGACACTAAGCGGCATTGATGGATTTGGCAAGGTCACGGTACCAATGCCGGCTGATCTCAAAACGCTCAAATATGATGGACTGGGCTTTTATTTACTCGATGAGAGTGGCCAGCCGCAAGCACTGATTCCGCGCGCGGATTATGGGGAGACTGGGTTAGGATACCGCATCGAAGGCAGTTTGGTGCGATTATCTGGCGTGATCGAAGGAAGAGTGGTGGAGTGCCGCTATATCGCTAAACGCAACCGTTACGATGGTAATGATGATTATGATCTGGTGCTGGAGGAATTAGGAGAATATGATGAAATGATTTTGGAAGGGTTAAAGCGCCTGTATGCGATCGGTGAGGACGAGCGCAATGATGAAGTCTTTGCGGAAGGCAGGTTTTTGGATTTGGTCGAGGAAATGCTCGATGATATTGCGCCGGATGACAAAGTACTGGCGATTCCGGCCTCTGATTTTGTTTACTAAAAAAATGCCCAATTTGCGCCATTCGCTGATCACGGAGAATCCACAACGCAAGCAGGTATTCACCCCGGCAAACGGACTTGATTTGCGCGGGCGTGAGGATTTGACACCGGTCAGGCGGCGGGAAAACTTGCTGTTTGCCGGAGAGGGGCGCTGGCAGAAGCGCAAGGGGATCAAAAAGGTTCTCGATCTGGGGGAAACTGCCCCCAAGATCACACTCTTTAAGAAATTCGGCAGCAAGTTTGCCGTTTGCTACGGCAAAAAGGGCGGTTTGTGGGATGGAGTGACGGCAGACACCGTGGCGGCCTTTACCGGCTTGCCAGCAGGCGCGGGCACGGAATTTACCACGAACGCGCCTTTCAGCGGGGAAAAATACGGCACGCGCTTCTTTTTGTGTAATGGCGGCGATAAGATCGGCAGTGTGAATTCATCCGGAGCCTTTACGCTGATTGGCGACGCGCCCAAGGCCAAGATTATCCGCTTCGCGGGAAAACGGCTTTTGGCAGGTAATACCGATACGCACGAGGCGGAGCTGCACGCATCCAAAGAAGATGACGGGAATGGCGATTTTGCCGCTGCTGAAGACTGGACAGTGGGCGACAGCCTGACCGGCAGCCCGTACCGCAATCTGTTTGCCTCAATGGGGGCGTTGAACGCCATCGGCACGATCGGAGACCGGATCGTTTGTTTACATGATGACGGGCGCTATGGTTTTCATATCGAAAAACTGGATATCGGCGGAACGGGCTTGTCGCAAGTCGCATTAACCGACTTTGAGAACCTGGATTTTGGCGGACAGCGGGGAGCAAAAAGCACAAAGCACGGCATTTTTTACGCGAATCGCTATGGCGTTTGGCGCCTGGGGGGCGGACGCGACCAAGAGACATATGAGAAGAATGCCACGGCAGCTTTAGGCGAAGAATATATGGCGCGGCTCGATTTCAGTGACGCTGATATCGCTTATCAGCCGATCACGGAACGAATATTAGTTACTTGCAAAAAGGATTCGGATTACAACAACCATGTGATCGTGATCGATCTGAGCGAGGGGAGCGTTTCGGAGATCACCGGCTGGTGCATCGGGCGCTTTGAGCAGGCGGGGGAAACGCTGTATGGGGTCAGCTCTAGGGATGCAGTTGTTTATGAGCTCTTTACCGGATACAGCGACGATGGCACGGCGATCGGCGCCGTGTATGAAAGCGGTGATGAGGTATTTGGCGATATCGACAGAGAAAAAAAAGCCCGCTTTTTGAGCGTTCAGGGGCGATTGGCACTTTCAACGACAGTCAATATCGCGGGCGGCATGACCGACAAAAAGGGGCAAGAGCTTGAGAAGGTGATCAACCGGTTTTGGTCGCTGGGAAAACTCTCTGACGGGAATGCCGGGGGTATCGGCGAACAGGGTATCGGGAGGGCGATCGCCGGCGGGCAGGAAAGCGACCTCGTTGATTCGTATTTTGCGGAGCAGGTAAAGACCAAGGCTTTTCAGGCGTTGCGCCTTAAGATCACCGAAACCTCGGAATCGCCTTTTGAATTCCATTTCGCCAGCGTTACGGCCTCGCTGGGGCGACGGCTGAAGCGAAAAGGCCTCACTTCCTGATTTCTCTATTTTTTTAAATGACGCAAACCCTTAAATTTTTGGAGCTGGATATCTCGGCAGTCGGCACACCGGCACAGCCGAAGGTATATTTAGACGGGAGCGCGATCACGGCAGAGCAGACGACGATCCGTTTTCGGAAAAACCTGTTTGGCCGTTTTAGGCTGGCCTATGATGGGCAGACGGCGGCCTTCACCGTCGGCAAGACCTTGACGGGGGCAACAAGCGGTTTTACAGCGATTATTTTGCGGGTGGAAGATTTGGGCGGCAACGCCGGCGTATTGCATCTGATCAATGCCGACCTGAATAAATTGCCGCAAGACAATGAAGCATTGAGCGATAACCATACGAGTCCCGGTGCGGCAGTCGCAAATGGCACCTTGAAAAACCCGCCCAAGGTGATCGGCATCCACTCGGAAGGATTCACAGAGCGGGTATATATTCCAGAAAACGGCTTTGATTTTGCGACTCTGAAGGCGACGAATTGTGTGCGGGGATTGCCGCCCTATTCACTCGATCTGCAAACGGGGTATGCGGAATGGCGCAAGGCACACCATGGCAGTGCCGAAGCCGTTGATGTGTTGAGTCCGCAGGAGTATGGCATGATTCAGGATTTTATTCTGGGGCAACTCGGCAGTGGTGGGCGCAAATTTATAGTGGGCGATGAGACAGACAGCGACATGTATTTGTATTTTGCGAATGGGGACGCAAATAAGCCTGGTATCAGATATTCCGCCAGTGGCAACCGGTTAGATTTTAGTGATGATGGGGTGAGTTGGAACGCTTTAAATGTGAGTGGAAACCATGGCACGACGGCGTTACTCAAGGCTCATGGCGATGTGGCAGCAGAGGTAAGTGATAGCCCCACGAATGGGGACTTACTCCAATATGATAGCGGCATAAGCAAGTGGAGAAAAAAAAGCGTAGCAGAGGTGATCGGCAAGGCCGTCCAAGATGCGAGCTATAGCTATGATGAGGACGCGGAGGCGAGTGACAGCTACGCGATCACGCTGGCACCGGCACCGACCGCGTATGTGGCGGGGCAGCGGTATACCTTTAAGGTGAACACGGCCAACACCGGCGCGGCGACTTTGAATGTGAATGCTTTGGGCGCAAAGACCCTGAAAAAATTTAAGGATCAAGATCTGGAATCGGGCGATATCGTAGCAGGGCAGATTGTGGAAGTGGTGTATGACGGGGTGAATTTGCAGGTGGTGAGTGCGTTGGTAATGCCAAAAAATTCGCAAAGCTATACAGCCAAGGAAGATCTTGCGGCCGGCAATCTTGCGGCATATGTACTGGAATCGGCGAGCACACTGATTATCGATAATTCGGCAAGATCGGGGAACACTTCGAGCGTTGGCGGCGTAAGCGGGATTCATGGAATTGCGTTTCGGTTTTTTGTTCCGGACCTCATCAACAAACTCACCAATATAAAAATCAGCATGCAGAAGGGGTCTGCCACCGTTGGGAATGTCATCGTGAAGGGCTATACCTCAGTAGCTAATATGAATGCTTCTAATGGAGAACTGTTTACCAAAACTATCCCCTTGGCAGATATCAACGCATCATTCGAGATGGAGGTGATCGACTTTGATGGAGTGCCGCTCGATGTCAGTTTTGGGCAGGAGATTTTTGTGCGGATCGAGGGCAGCGGAACCGACAATTTCGTGGTGGTCAACGGCGCAGCGGCCGGCAGCAACGAAAAGTATTATGACAATGATATTACTACGCGAAATTATCAGGGAACGACTGGGGGAATCACCTTTACCATTGATGGGTACCTCGACGCAGCTGGAATCGTGAAAGCGAATGCGAGCAGCGCGACGCGCGCGAAGGTCGTGGGCATTGCGGCTTCGGCGATCACGAAGGGGCAGGCCGGAGCGATACAGGTGATGGGCCGAAAAAACGGGATGACCTTTGCCGCTGCTGATGTCGGGAAAAAAGCATATGCCTCGAACACTGCCGGGGCTATTGCCGTAGCCGCTGGCACCGAGAATGTACCGATCGGCAAGATCATCTCGACGACAGATATCATACTTAACCTTTGAGAGCAGGGAATAATTTTTCTTTTTTTGGGCGACGCGATGGCATTAACGACAAAGCAAAAGGCGAATATCGCCACTGGCAAGACGACCAAGGATAAGGCGCAGGCAGCGATAAAAGCTGTAAAAACCGCTGTGCCAGTCGCCGCGCCCAAAACCACCACGCGAGACAAGGTGAATGCCGCTGTTGCCGGTGTACAACAGCAGCAAAAAACCACCGCGCAAAAGGTGAATGAGGCAGTTGCTTCGGTGAATCCGGGAAAAAGCCAATCGGGGCAGATCACCGTGCCGGGCGGTTTAATCAGGAGTAAACAGCAAGTGCAGGCTTTTGAAAAAGCCGACAGGGCAAGCAGTGGAGGAAGTAACACCCCGGCTGATTCTGGCCAAGCCAGAATGACCGTGAATAATTGGAATGGTTCGACGAGCTATCAGCAACAAGCTCCGGCAGCAATCGGCGGGGGCGGTACGATGGGCGGCGGGAGTGGCGGGGTGAGAAAACCGACACTCTATAAAGAAGTGGATAAGCGCGTGATACCGTTGACTGCCGAAGAGCAGGCAGCCGTGGAAGCGCAGCAGGCGCAAGGGGTGGCGAAAGATAAGTGGGCGATACCCGAATATGAAGCCCTTGATTATAATGAGGTACTCGATCAGGTGGAAAAAGAGAAAAAACAGCAGCAGGAGGATGAGCGCAAGCGGCTGGAGGACAAACTGGGGATCGTGCGGGAGCGCGATGAGCGCGAGCTGGAATGGGCAAAACAGGATTTGGAAGAAGACAAGACAGATGCGAGGCAGAGCGCCTTATCAACCTACTTCGGCGGATTGGAAGGCATGACCTCGACGACCACGGCGGCGGTCGCCACGGCGATCGTTCAAAAAGTGCAGGAGGCAGGCATGCGCGATATTATGCGCCTGAAGAATGATATGGAAATGCGCGCGGCAGAAGGGGTGGATATGCTGGCGGAGCTGGGGGAGCAGCACAGCGCCGAAGTACTGAACGAAGTCAACGCAAGGATTAAGGCACATAGTGATGCCTACGATAAGGCATATGCCAGGGCAAAGGAAAACCGCAGTTTTTATTACAATGCGGAAAAAGACGCGCGAGATTGGGAATTTGACATAGAGAAAGAGCAGACGCGGCAAGGAGAATTTGCCGCCAATTACAACTTGAATGTAAAGCGCTATTTGAGCGGAGAACTGAAAGAGTTGCAGTCGTTTGCCGAAAAATATGATGGCAATATCGCGGCCGGCATCATGATGGAACGGATGCGCGATGCCGGCATGGAATTGGAGCCGGATGCGATGGCCGAATTTATCGAAGCCGTGCAGGAAAAGGGTATTCAGGAGGCATTACTGGAAAAACGGGAGTTTTATGATGAATTCGCGTCAATGGACGCGCCGGCCAGGCAGGCGCTGATCCGCGAGATACCGCAACTGGAAAAGCGCTTGACCCTGAAAACCATCCATGACGGCATGCTGATCGAAGCGGCCGAAGAACTAAAACGGGAACGGGATGCCGAAGCGGCAAAAGAAGAACAGCAGCTCAGAATCTATGAGCAGAAAAAGCAGATCGATGCCCGATATAAGCCTGCGCGAGGCGGTGGTGGCGGGGGCTTGAGTTTGCCGGCTGGCGCAGGGGAAATGATCGATTATTATTTACAACAGGGCGTGTCACCGCTCGAATTTGAGCGGGAGATTGCGGGGATGATCACGACAACCAAAAACGCGCGCGCAAATGCGGTAACCTTGTATAACAAGGTGGCACAAAAGGTTGTGGAAACCGGACAGTCGGTGAAGATAGGTCCACAAAGGGAGGAATATTATTTGATGCTGGAGGCCAAAGAGCGCGACCGGCAGCGGATTAAAGAGGGGTTCGGGAAACTCGAAGATGAAGAGGAAGATGATTCGATTCTTGAAGCTTTTTTTGATATGAAATGAGCATCCTTGACGCACTGAAAAAGAAGGCAGATGCGGTGAAAGAAGATGCCAGAACGAAGCTCAAAACTGCCGAAGGCGTTTTGCTTCGCGCCAACGAGGCGATGAAGGCCAAAGAATACGAAGCAATGAAACAGCGTCTCGCGAAACCGACACTGGAACAATTTGGCAGCCCGCCGGTGAGCAGCCTGTGGCAGCAGAATGGCGGGGTGAGTATCGGCACAGTGCCGCCGGCCGCATGGCAACAGCAATACCCGCAAGCCGGTCAGGCCATGAGCGGCTTTGAGGTGAGGCAGGCGCTTGATCCGGTAAATCAGCTGATGCCGCAACCGGGTGGCGTGGGAATCGGGCAGCCGGTGCCGGATGACTCGATCGGAGTAAATCGCAAGATCGCGGTGCGCGACAGCCGCGAGGTAAAAAAGAGCGGATACACAGGCGGCTCGGGGGAAAATGACAAAGCCCCGGGCATGATCGAAGCCGGACGCTTGAAAGCAAAGGCCATTTTGCAAAAGCCGGTACCCAAAAACTGGATGACCGATGGCATTTTTAAGACGGAGCGCTATTTGAGCGAAGGACTCCCCGGACAGATGCAGGCCTGGGGCGGCAAATTGCGGCAGGCGGGGGATTTTTTTGCGGCCGGGCACATGCCGGAATCGCGGCTGGCAGATTGGAAGGAGGAAAAGTTTGGGCGCGGCCCGATAACCAAAGCAAGTGACCGCGTGCAGGCGGGGGTGATGTATGGGCTAGCCGGTACGCTGGAAACGCTCGGGCAGGCGATGATCGATCTTGATGAGCGGCCGGTGAAGGCGGCTGGTGAATTCGCTTTTGGCGCGCTGATGGCGACACCGGCGGGGATGGCCTTCACCGGGGCACTCGATCAGCCGGAGGTGCGCAAAACGACGGAAAAGGTTTTTACCAATTGGGAAGACCTGAAACGGAATACCGCCAAAAAGCTGGGAATTAAGAATGTGCATGTCGAAGACGCTTTTAGCCTGGTGGCTGATGTCGCCACTTTTTATCTGGCGGGCAAAGCCGCGCAAAAGAGCGTGAAAGCGGCCACGACTAAGCAGGTGAAGGTGGGGAAGGCTGAGGTGGTGGCGGCGGTGGCCGAGGTCTTCGGCGCGGGGAAGAGTGTGCGCCTGAAAGGGGCAGATGGCCGGGTGGCCAAACCGCCAAGGCCAGAAGCGATGGCGGCAGTCAAAGAAATCCTGAAAACCGGCGACGGGGAATATGTGCGTTCTGTGATAGAAAATGGTTTTACCCTGACACGGCCGCGTGAGAGCTGGGCAAAATTCGTGCAGCTGGCGGATGACTCACTGGGGAGACTGAAGGCGGGGAAGCTGGGATTGTCGGTGGAAGATGTCGGCAAGGGAAAGGGTAAGCCGGAAGACAGTGCAGGGTTTAGGGAAAATCGGTTAATCAATAAATATGATCCGGAACAGAAGGAAATGCGGGCGGTACACAATGTCACTTTCAATGAGAAACAGGCAGCTATGATCAGGAAGGATGATGAAGGTTCCATGATTATCTATGAAAAAGGCAACCGCAAAACAGGCGCAGTACACATTAAAAAACATATCGGAGAAGGAAAACTTGGGGAAATCACCCCCGAAGAAGCTTCACAAATTGGCAAAATCATTCGCCAAGGCACAATCAATCCCTTGGCAGACAAACAGGATGGTGGCGCTATTAGTCGTGTATATGAACTGGAGGAAGACGGCAAAATCCACAAGGTTGTTGTCCTACAAAAGGGAAACTCTACCGGAGAAAAAATCATTACCTATCGCAAAGATGAGGTAATTACAAAAGAAGCGGCAAGGACCCTTGGCCAACCTACCGCTTCATCACAATTAATTTTATCAGATAACGGCTCTGCAAGTCAAAAAAATCATATTCCCAGAAGGATCAATACTGAAGGATTGAGGAAGTTTTTGCATTATCAGAAAGACGGGGGCACTTTAGGAGCAATAAGCGAGAGGGTTCAAGAGTTGAAAAAAGAGTCACCCTTCAGGGCAGCGCTGAAACATGAAGGGAACCTGAAGCTTCATCTAAAAGCACTGCCAGAGACTGTGCTCCAAAAAGCTGTAAGGGAAGAAACCGATTTGTACTTTATTCATGAGGGATCCAAAGCCAAGCTCCGGATCGGAGATTATATTTTTTTAAAAAACAAGACTGACACTGCTTATAAATTGATTGAAGTGGAGAGCACAAAAGTCAAAGCTTTTAAGGGTGGAAGGTCATATACGATTCCTCTTTCTAAAATTGGGGGTGTTTTCCGGTTATATCCTCATAAAGGGGAAATTAATGGGGAGTCAGTTGATCCGGTCACTGGCGAAATATTACCGTCGGCGGTAAGACAGGAAGACAAGGCCACAGGGAATGATGAAGGAATATATTCCCCTACCAGGCAAACCCAAGAGGCTTTGGATTTTGAGGGGGAAGCGCGGGAAAAGGAAATAGCCTTAGCCGAGAAACGGGCGAAGAACGCCAAGACCGTAAAGGGATTGGGGGCAAGCCGGTGGCTGAATTTTCGGGCGGGGTTTGATGACAGCATGATTATCTTACGGGAAATCCGCAATCTGCCGGGAGTGCAGACAGTGGGCTTTGATGATCCGTATGTGGCAGAACAGCTGAAACACGGGCGCCTGGATGAGCGGGTGCGGCTGGCCGCTGATGAGGTGATCGACCTTGCCAAAGACCTGAAAGCGGCCGGCAAGGCGGAGGGTTTGAGCTTTGGTAAGGCGGAAAGACTGTTGCAGCGGGATATGTATATGCGCGCGGTGCGCGCCGAGCAGATCAAGCCGGAGAGCGTGGCGGCTGAGATTGTACAAATGGAGCCGGTTTCACCCGCGATCGTGGGCATCGGCAGCCGGCTGTTGGAATGGCACCGGGGTACAACGGATCTGTTGCATGAGGCGGGAATAATCAGTCTCTTTGAAAAAAACGAGCGCTATAAGCGGCGGTATGAGATCGCCTTTGGGGAAAAGGGTAAAAAGGGGGTGATGATGCCGACTGATGTTTTGACGAAAGCCTTTCATGAGCGGGTGGCCGCGTTGGCGATGATCGAGGCAAACCGTGTGCGCAAGGAATTGTATGACTTGCTCACCAATTCCTCGAACAGTGAGATATTCGGCGATATTTATCGCGAGGTCAAAGAAACCGATCTGGCGGCCTATTTGGAGCGGGTGCTTAAAGAAAAACAGCGGGAACGCGCCATGTTGCGCCGGCAGGAGCGGGCAGGCGCAATGGTCAAAGACTTGGAGCAAAAAACGGCCGCGGTGGCGGAAAAGGCCGACTTGGTGGAAATCACTACACGGAATAACCTGGTGGAAAAACGGGGGAAAGAGGAGATGGAAGAAGAAAGCGTGCCGATGGACGCGGACGCAATCAGAAAGCGGCTGCTGGATGAGGCGGGCATGACCGAGGCCGAGGCGGCCGAGATGCGCGCCCGTGAGGGGGAAATGGAGGGAGAACTGGATGACCGCTTTGCGCGGGAACTGAAGATTCGCCAAGACAAAGTGGCAGCGAGGCGGGCAGAGATCGAAGCGGCGATGCAAAGGAATACCCTGTTTGCCGAAGACGCGGGAAGCTTGCGCGCCGAGGTGCTGAACTGGCTATGGGTGAAGCACGCGCCCGATTACAATAAGAAGCACGGGGACGGGGCAGCCGGCATTACCACAGCCAAGGCGCGGGCGGAAGCGCGGCGGATTTCGTCACTGAAACAGGCAGCACAGATCAAGAGTTATGGGAAGGAGATTAAAAGCTGGTGGGAAGAAAATTTACGATTGCTGGAAAAAGAAGGGCTGATCAGCATCGATGAACGGGTGGCGATGCAGAAACTGTATCCCAAACATGTGCCCATGCAGCGGGAGCCGTTTGCAGTCGGACGGACAGCAGAGGTGACGAATCTTGAGATCTATGATGGCGAACCACCGGTCTATCGGGGAAAAGGTTCAGATCTTTCTTTGAATGATCTTTTGGACAATCTCGAGACGAACCTGAAGCGCAGCCATAAATTGGCCGTACAAAAAAAGAACCTAGAGGCAGTGGAAAGAGAGTTAATCGATCAAAAATTGAAAAACCTGACGCGGGAATTGGCCGAGGCGGAAGGACTGAATGAGAAGGCTATAACGCAGCTGAAGGAACTGACCGGCCAGCTGGAGAGATTGGGCGGGCGGAAGATCACCGATGCCGAGATCAAAAAGGCAGCAGCCGACAGCAAGGCTGATTTTTTGGAAAAAGAAACGGCGCGGCTCAAAAAGGCCAAAGCAGATACCGAGGAAGGTATCAAAAGACGCCAAGAACTGATCGCGCGCAAGACTGAAGATATCGCCTTAATGAAAGAGGAACGCAAAGCACTGTTGCGCAAGCTCAAAGAAAAAAAGATGGTCTTTTTGCGGGTGAAAGAAAAAGGCCAATTGAAGGCACTGGAGATCACCGAACCGGCGATCGCCCGGGCGGTGAATAATGTGGATGCGCGGGAGGTACCGGCTTTGCTGCTTGCTGAGAATTATGCGGCAGCAGTGGGAAAACAGGCGTTTCAGCTGACCGAAGGCGGAACCAGAGTGATCGCCAAACTGGCGGTGCCGCTAAATCCCTCTTTCTTTTTGGGGAATCTACCGCGCGATGTGCAAACGCTTATTTTAAACTATGCGGCGAGTGACGGCTTTGCGGCGGCCAAAGACGCGGCGGCGAAGCTACCGGCGTCATATCTGGCCGTAGTTGATTACATGGTGGGGAGAGATACCCCGCAGGCAGCGAAATATAAGCGCTTTTTACTTGCTGGTGGCGGTACCGGAGGCTGGGCGATGAACATTCTCAAAAAACAAGGGAGTGATTTCCGCAAAGAATTGGAAATGAAGCTGACCAAGGCGGGCAAGGGCAAGCATATGGTAACTTACCTGGAGGAAAATTTGAGGGTATTGGCGGAAGTTTTTGAGAATGGCACCCGGTTTGCCGCTTTTGAGGAAGCAATCAGTAAGGGGAAAAGCGACCGGGAGGCGGCATTTATCGCCAAAAATATCACCGTCAATTTCAATAAAAAGGGTACCTGGTTTCAGCATGTGAGCGCTTTGTATCTCTTTGCCAATCCCGCCTTGCAGGGTACCAAGAACTATCTGGGGCGGGCGGTAAATGCCGACGGCAGCATCAACAAGAATTTTTTGAAGTCGGCGGCGGTGTTGGCGGGGTTGGTGATTTTAATCCGCGCGATCAATGACATTTGGGATGAGGACTGGCGGCTGAAAACCAATGCTTTTGAGCAGGAAAATAACTTTTTGATGGTCTTGCCGGGGGGGAAAGACGATGAATTTGCGGCGCTGAAGGTGCCGATGAGTTACGAGATCGGCTTTTTAGCGGCAACAGCAGGCGTGCTGTATGATGCGGCACGCGGGAAGACCGGGGCGGCAGCCGGCGTGAGCATGATCAGCGCGGCAACAACGGGAGCATTGAATGTGCTGGGGCAGACCGGCAGCGCTTTGCAAACAATCACGCCGACTTTTTGGCGGCCACTCGTGCAGTGGCATGAGAATGTGAGTTGGAACGGGGAGGCAATCGTGCCGTCGGGCAAGGGCTTCTTGCATGAACGCTACCGCAAAAGTACGGCTGAAACGACGAGCGGAAAGGCATTTATCGCGCTGAGCCAGTTTTTGTATGATCAGACGGGCTGGGATACCTCACCGGAGCAGTGGAAAAACACGGTCGAGCAATATGGATCGGGTTTTGCGCGGACACTTTTAAAAATCACCAATCTTGCCGGTTCAGCCGGCAACGCCGAAGCCGATGAAATGCCGTTTATTGACCGCTTTATTACGGTGCGGAGTGGCGATGAACTGACGCAATTGATGGAGAAGAACCGCAAAGAAGCCGAGCGGCAGGAGCGCGAGGGTATAATGGGAATTATGCCGTTTGGGGATTGGGAGATTTTCCGGCATAAGGATTATGCGGTCGTGGTGCGCGTAAAAGACGGAGATACGATCGAAGTGCTGTTGGAGGGGGATGTTGGCAAAACCGTGCGCATGTATGGCGCGGATACGCCGGAGAGCGTGGAGAGTGACGGGGTAATCGAGCGCGGCGGCATCGAAGCCGCGGTATACACCAAAAGCAGATTGACCCCCGGCACGAAGGTGAAACTGTATCAGGAAGGGGAAGACGATGAAGACCGCTATGGCCGGATTTTGCGGGTAATCGAGGTGGCGGGGGGCGAAAAACTGCATGAGACACTGATCCGCGAGGGGCTCGCGTATGTATCACCCTATAGTGATGATGATTCCGATCTTACTTCTTTGGAGGAGCTCGCCAAGCGGGATAAAAAAGGAATTTGGGCGAAGGAGGGTCGGCAACTTTCTCGCGGAGAATTAGAGATGATGCTGAAAACGATCGGCCGGCAAAAAGCCGAAGAAAAAGATTACGCGAGTTTGCCGCCAGAGCAACGGACTGAGGTGCAGATGCGCGTGGGGCAGCGCGTGGTAAAAGAGGCAATCACCAAAAAAATGGGAGAGCTGAAGAAATTGCAAGAAGAGGAGGGGGAGATTAACCGGCTGGCAGCAGTAGCGAAGGCCGGTGAGATCAAAGAGCTGATCGCCATCATTGGCACTGATGCCTATGCCCGGGATCTGACGGATTATGAGAAAGATCTGAAAGATCAGTGGAAATATTTGGAAGCGAGAGAGAAGCATGGCGCACCGGCTCTTTTAAAAATGTACATGGATAGGAACAGTAAAGATTTGCGAAAAGAATATCCGGCATTAAGCGATAAACAGATTGTGGCACAGGTGCTTAAGGTACAATTGGAGAAAGGCAAGATCACTGCTGAAGAGGCGAAGGAATTTTTGGGAATGACGAGATTGCCGAATCAGGATAAGATTGTGGCGGCAGCGCAGGATGGCGACAAGAAGGAGTGGGAGAGGGTACTTTTGGGATTGGGAAAATAAGCCGCGGCGGTTTGGACCGCTTGACGGAAGCGCGCAAATGTTCGAGTATTGATCTGGATACTCCACCATCGAGGACAAGCAGGATCGAAAAAGCTTTCGAGGAAGTCATAAAGATGCATCGTAAGCCGTTTTTCGGCATCTACGGTAAAGTTCGAGCCGAGCATATTGAGGATGAGGCGTTTTTGGTCAGGACGGGCGGTATGCCATGAGCAGAAGCGGTTTAAGAGAAGTTCGAGCATTTTTTCCGTTGAATCGAAAACTTCGGGCAAAATGCCGGAAAGTTCGCTGAGACGCATTTCGATTTTCGCCTTATCGTCGGCAGCGGATTGTTTTTTGGATTGAAAGACATCGGCATCGATCTCCCCATCGGCTTTCATGTCGATAAGATTGCTGATGCGCCGGTCGAGGGCGGCAAGCTGATGAGTAAGGCGGGCGCGCTGTTCGATGATAGCGGTTACTTGATCATCTTTGGCTTCACGGATCTTCGCGAGATAGAAGGCGGCTCCGCTGTCGGTGAATTTACGCGACTGAAAAAACGCGTGGACGGCATTATCTAGAATATCTTCCCGGATGCTGGTGATCGGGCAGGTTGGGTTTTGGCAACGGTAATACACCCGGCCTTTTTGGCGCTCGCCGATTAGTAGTCGGCCACAATGACAGCGGGCGCGGCCACGATAGCGGTGGTCATGTATGTTCTGTGCCTTGGTGGATTTGCCATCGAGCTTTTGTTGCACGGCAAAAAACAGATCGGGCGGGAGCAGTGGTGGGAAATCACCGGCGCCGGTTTGCCCCCTGAAAGCGATTTCTCCAATGTAAAAGGGGTTTCGTAAAATGCGGTGAAGATAAGAGCGGCTGGCAATGCGGCCATATGGCAAGAGCAATGCCTTAGCGGTGGGAACAAACGAGGCGATACCGCCCGGATGGGAAAGATAGGCCGAAAAAAGCTGGGGAACGGCCGGCGAATATTTGGGATCGGGTAAGACGCGGCCATTTTGGCGCTTGTAACCAAATGGCACACGGAATAGCCATTCACCCTTTTTAAGCCCTTCTTCGTAGCGGGCTTTTTGGCGTTGCTTGAGGCGGCGCACTTCTTCGGCGGCGACGAGCAGCCGGATGCCAAACATAAAAATGGCCTCAGAAGTGAGAAAATCGCCGTCACGGACCGTGCGCACGGAGACACCGGAAGCAATTAGGCGCGAGAGAATGGGCAGGTCGTCTTCATTGCGGGCAAGTCGGTCGACTGACCAAGCCAGCAGGATATCGCCGGGGAGCAAGCCGGGTAAGAGATCTTCGAAGACCGGACGATCATTTTTGACGGCCGAGGCCGCTTCGCGGTGTACGATGATTTGGGAATATTTGGCGGCAAAGACTGCATGGATATCGCGCTCTTGGTATTCTAAAGATACCGAGTCATCTTCGCGGCCGACCGAGACACGGACATAGGCGTGGATCATGTGACCTGCTTTTTGGCGCGCCAGTCGCGTTGGCGCAGTGATTTAACCGATTTCGGCGGTAATCGAAGCGTGCCTTTCTGATAATGGCGCAGGCGCTTTTGGATCGCCCATGGGGTGACCCCATAGGCTTGTGCTAAAGCTGTATAGCTTTCTCCGGCGAGATGACGCGCCTGAATGGAGGGCAATTCAGCGAGCGGGATTTTCATTAAGGAAAGACACAGAAAGACCATACTTTTGCGCTTTTTCTTCGATAATCCATCGGCCGGCGAGGTGGCGCGCTTCGGCGAGAGGTATTTTGAGGCCGATGGTAAGAATTTCCATCAGTTTCTCATCGGAAAAGCCGGTGCGGCCGCGCTCATACAGAGAAAGGACATTGGGATTGGGGCAATCCATGTTGCGGCTCGCTTGCCTGACGGAAAGCTTTGTCGGGAGAGACAGGCGCAGCTTGCGCAGTTTTTGGCCGATGATCGGGCGAGGGTTTCCCACTGAGGGGATTTTTTTGGGCGGCATTATTCTGAAGGGAGAGGAGATGATTTAGCTGGTCAGAACTGAGGCTGGCAAGATCGGCTTGGTTCTTGTTGCCGATGATATAATTGTTGATCGTGATGGAGACATTGAACGGAGTGCGTTTTGACAAGAAATAAGATAAATCTTATATATAATAACCTATTGTTTTGATAGTCAAGGGAAAAGCGGGGATATTGACAATGGAGGGTTGTTATAGTTTGACAGATTTTTTTTATCGGGGTTTTTAATAGGCAGTAAAAGAGGCTTTGTGCGCTTGATTGATACCGCTGCAATGGATATCAAAAGCATATGTCTGACCGGGCTGCGACTTGAAAATGAGCAGTTTCTTTTTTCTGAAAATCGGATTTACTACAGTCTTTTTGCCGTCAAAAATAGTTGCGTCACAACGGGTCAGGGACAGATCTGAGGCCACGGGAGCCCAGAGCAGGACCACAGTGCCGTTTGCCGCTTTTTTCGCGAACACTCTCAAACCGTTTATTTTTTTGAATCTCAGGTCTTTGAACGCAAAAGAGGTCATATTACCATTATCCCTTAGTGTAGTTGGAGCCGGGATGGCTTGAAGTTCCTCAGTCGGTGTTGGAGCAGGAGTCTGGGTTGGGGCCGGAGTGGGCGCTTTGGTTGGGCGGGGTGTGGGGTCTGCTTTAATGGCCACACATTCGGTATTTTTAGGATCATTGTTTTTCCATTCGAAGCCGGAATTGCAATAACAGCCGTCTACTGAATAGGTGGCGTTTTTACCGCACTTTGGTTCATATTGATTAAGAAGCTGCAAATAACTCGGCCTGTAAGTGTTATCAATCCAGAAATATGCAGCGTCTAATTGGGGCTGTGGTAAATCCATTTGAGAGAAGGTGATTTTTCCTATTTCCAAATTATCCAGACACATTTTTTTGAATTCTGTGAACTTATCGGGAGAAATCGTATTTAAGGGATCAACACATTCCGGGGTGAAGTTGTTCAAAAAGGCGTTCATGTAAATTTTTAAGCGTTCTGTTGCCATTGCATTGGATTCATTGGAGGGAATAATCGGTGGGGAATAATACGAATGGCTATTATCGATCTCTTCTGCGTCCCAAACCCTGCAATCTCCATCTTCGTCGGGCAGATAGATCGTGTCGCCAATACCATCAATAAAGCTGCCTTTTTCGATGTAGACATAATCATCTTCATATCTCCAGATGCTTAGGCAGCCGATTCCGTATTCAATCATATATTTGTCACCGTATTTGTCGCTTATTATTGCACGGTCGTCATCCAATAAATCTTCAATGTAGATTCTTTCCACATCGTCAGCATAAGTTAAAGGCAGGGCTGATAAGGAAAAAGCTAATAAAAAAAGAATGAGAAGTTTTTTCATGGATGGTTTAAAAAGGCGTAGTTTATCCTGATCTTTGTGATTTCAAAAATTCAATAAGAGCTTTGCGCTGGTCTTCAGGGAGTGACAAGAATAATTCGAGATCGGTTTTTTGTGAATTGCCTACGATGATTGTAGAAACATTATCCCTGCCTGAAATATGGGTATTGCTATTAATCGATGCACTTGATTTCTCATTGCTTGTATGAATAAATTCTTCAGCAGGGATTTTGAAAAATTCAGCCAAAGCATTTATGTCCTGAAGAGTTATTTTTCGTTGTCCTCTTAAAAATGCGCGCGCTCTTGCAAGCGCCGCTTGCTGATCATCTGAGCTTCCTGGCAAAATTTCACCAAGTTTTTTAAGCATAACCCCTCTACTATCGATTAGCATTTTAACCTTATGGATTACGAATTGTTCTGAGATCATCTGTTGACAATGAATTTATACAAATCATATTTTGCAAGCTCTATCAATACAAGTCAATATATAATAACATATAATATACTTATTATTTATATTTATTTAAATTTTGTTTGACGTAGAAAAGCTCTGTATGTTATCATTGTCC